CACTAAAAGAAGAACGCATTAAGAAGTTGCAAGAAAAGAAATCTGTATTAACTGCAGACATACAAACTCTTCAAAACAAGATTGTTGATTCTGACACACTTTGTGTTCAAAAGGTTAGCGAACAACTCAAGCATCACGAAGAACAACTGCAAACGTTTAATGATAAAAAAACTACATTGCTGACAAAAATAAACACAATCCAAGCTGAAGTTAATTCAGAGAATAAGCAAATAAAACAACTACAAACAAATAAAGATAAATGTCCCACTTGCTCTCGGGAATATTCGGAAGAACATGTAGAGCATATTTCTAAACTAATTGCACAACATAAAGCAGACATAGAAAAGTTTACAAAAGCTGAAGAGAAAATTAAAACTGCAATTGCAGAAGTAAATAACGAAATCTCAAGCCATCAATCAGCAAAAAAGATCTGTATAGAAAACGTAAATCAGATCAATCAAACAATTAACGACAATAAGTCATACGAATTAAGCATCAAACATCTCAATTCAAATCTCAATGACATACAAGACGAGCTCACGATCGCTCTTAAAGAACAAAACAACGAACTTAAAGGCAAAGTAACAGCACTCCAAAAACAAACAATTGAGTTGGAACAGCAAGTAAACAACTTGAATCATCAATTGAACATTCTTGAGACTGTTAAGTTTGTAATTTCCGAAGAAGGAATAAAGTCGTTTATCGTAAAAAAAATATTGAAAGTACTAAATTCCAGATTAGCATTTTATCTTAAAAAGTTAGAAGCGAATTGTCTCTGCCAATTTAATGAATTTTTTGATGAAGAAATTGTGGACGAAAGTTCTAACCAAAAATCATATTTTAATTTTTCTGGAGGAGAACGGAAACGAATCGATCTAGCTTGTTTATTTGCGTTTGCTGATATACGCAGATTGCAAGGGGACGTTAATTTTAGTACAGTATTTTATGATGAATTGCTTGATTCTTCATTAGACGACAGAGGAGTGTATTTGACTTTAAAATTGCTCAGAGAGCGTTTCAACGAAACCGGAGAATCCTGTTACATCATTACGCACCGAGGTCCGGAAGTAACAACTAAAGCAGAGCACACAATCCATGTGGTTAAAAAGAACGGACTCTCTTTTATTCAAAGCTAGCTTTTTTAAAAATTAAATCTAATTAAACTCTATATATATGCAAAATCAGATCATCGACGTTGGAATTAACAGCTTGATTGGAGCTCCGATTGGAGTTCCATTTGGAATGCCTTCTCAGAAATTAGTTACTCGGAGTTTGCAAACTCCAAACATTCCTCCTCCAGCAATGCCCTCAGCTGGACTCAAACGAGCTCTGAATTATTTGGCTGATTATGGTGGATGCGGTTTTTACCGTTGTATGTCGTCAAACTTTTTGTTAAACATAAATCAAAAGGCTGTAATTGTAGAGTCAACCACTATGATTTTAGATGAGCGGTTTTACGAAACTGTCGAAACAATTAAAGTTCAACGACAAGCAACCAAATATCAAAAAGATTTCTTATTTGCTCTACGGCAAATGAGTCAACGAACCAACAAGCCTAGGAAAATGGTATATGAAGTAGACGATGTTGTATTCGCAGAAGACATTCCTCTCTACAACCGTAATCGAGATGCTTTTATTTCAGAAGAAATACAAACCTCCATTAAAGACATATTGAGTATTATGGATGAAATTGTGGTAACTACTGATTACTTTAGAGATTACATTGCATCCAAAACTGGACACAAAAACGTTACTACTGTTCCCAATTACTTGATGAAATGGTGGTTTGATCGTTATTACAACTTAAGTCAATTGACTAAAGCATACGACAAAAATAAAAAGAAACCTATAATTGCAATTTTTGCATCAGGAACACATTGTGACGTACTCAACAGAACAAATCAACAAGACGATTTTGCAGCAGTAGTTCAAAACATTATTAAAACTCGTACTGAATTTAACTGGCATTTTTATGGAAGCTATCCGCTAACTCTAAAACCGTTTATTGATAAAGGGGAAATGAAATTTTTTCCGTGGGTACAACTTTCAGAATTTCCTGAAACCATGGCAAAATCTGGAGCTCAATTGACATTTGCTTGCTTGCAAGACAACAATTTCAACAGATGTAAGTCAAACATCAAACTCATTGAGTCTGGAGCGCTAGGCCTTCCTTGCGTGTGTCCAGATATGGTGACATATAAAGATGCATTCTTGAAATACAAAACAGGAAATGAGTTTATTGATTGCATTAAAACAGTTCTTAAAAACCAAACGACATATGCAGAAATGTGCAAACGTTCTCGGTCATTTGCAGAAAAGTATTGGCTAGACGACGAAGAAAATTTAATGAAGCACTATGAGGTGTATTTTACTCCTTATGACTCTCCTGAGCGAAAGTACATCAAAAAAATTAATTGACGTCTAGCTGTTTTGTTGTATGCTGATATTGCATGTATAGATCTGCAACTTATAAGCCTTTTGAACAAAGCGTATTTTTGAGGACTTGGTCCACTGACGGAAAACGAATTGACACAGAATTTCCGTTTCAGCCTTTTTTGTATATCGAAAAAGAAGGCTCAACCGATGCTACGTCGATCTTTAAGACGTCCCTGATCAAAAAGCAATTTCGTAACAGCATAGATCGTAGACGATATGTTGAGTCATCAGGAAACAAACGGATATTTCACAATCTCGGGCCCGAACAACAATTCTTGATCGAGATGTTTAAAGATGTGAATGGAGGACCTGAATTCTCTAAGTTTCCTCTTAAAATCTTCTTACTCGACATCGAAACTGAATCGCTGAGTGGGGAATTTCCTGTTCCTGAGTTAGCTAAAGACCCAATTAATCTTTTTACGATCTATGATACACTAACTAAGGTGACGCATACATGGGGTCTGAGAGAAGAGTATCATTCAACTCAAGAAGATTGTGTGTATTATCGTTGCAAAGACGAACGAGATTTAATTTTGCGAGTAGTAGAGTTTTGGAAAACCGATTATCCTGATGTAGCTTCAGGTTGGAATACAGAGGGATTTGATTTTCCTTATATAATCAACAGATTCCGAAAATTATTTGGAGAAGACTTTATTCATCAGCTTTCTCCAGTCGGTCAAGTCAGAAGCCGAAAGATATTTGCTGACGATTCATTCGGAAAAGAAGTAGAAAAGTGGTCTATTACAGGCGTGTCGTTGCTAGATTATATGAAGTTGTACAAAACGTTTTCTCCAGGGGAACGAGAATCATTTTCCTTGAATTACATCTCAGAGTTTGAATTAGGAGAAGGGAAAATTGCATACAACGCAACAAGCTTAGCTGAGCTTTCTCAAACTGATTGGAAGACGTTTGTTGATTACAATATTCAAGACGTCCATCTTTTGGTTAAATTAGAAGAAAAACTTAAGTTTTTGGAAATTGCTAGAATGCTGTCATATAAGGGTTGTACCAATTTTGAAGCTGCTTTAGGCAAAGTAGCCATTGTTACAGGAGCAGTTGCTATACAAGCATCCAAACAAGGATATGTAATTCCTACGTTTTCCGATAAAATGGATAGAGAATCATACGAAGGAGGGTTTGTGAGAGAGCCAGAAAAGGGGATTCAAAAGAGCATCGTAAGCTTCGACGTCAACTCTCTTTATCCGAACACCATTATTACGTTGAACATTTCGCCTGAGACCAAAATAGGAAAAATAATAGAGGGCGATATTGATGGCAAAAGCGAAGATCCTATTACGATCAGGTTGATTAACGGAAAACATCACACACTCACGGTAGAAAAGTATAAAAAGTTTCTACAAGTAGAGCAGATTGCTTTATCTAAAGCAGGTGTCATGTACTCCCAAAAAATTAAAGGAGTAATTCCAAACTTGATCGATCAAATCTACAACGAGCGTGTTACAACAAAAAAAGAACTTGCCATCCTTAAAAAATCCAAACTTAAGAATGACAGACAACACCAACTTAAAATTACATATTTTGATACATTACAATATACACTAAAGATTCTGCTTAACTCCATTTACGGAACATTTGCAAACAAGCACTCTTCTTTGATGGACATTGATCATGCAATGTCTATTACAATAACAGGACAAAACGTGTCAAAGGCAGGGGGTAATATTATTGACAATTTTGTGAAAGTTAAATACGGAGTTGATCAATCTATAACGAAGTATGGAGATACAGACAGTTTGTACATTTCTATTGATCCAATTCTTCAAAAGAAACAAATCCCTCTTCTTATTGACGAACAAATTAATCCAGAAGTTTATCAAATAGTAGATAAAATTGACAAACACGTTAATACAGAAATTCTCGAGTGGGCTAGAAAGGAATTATTTTCAATAGACCCTCGTTATGTGTTTAAACGGGAAGTCATATCAGACGTTGCAGTGTTCTTGCAAAAGAAACGCTATATTCTCCATGTATTAGATGAGGAAGGAATTCCGACCAATAAGTTCAAATATACTGGCGTGGAACTTGTACGATCGACTACTCCTAAAAAGGTAAAGGCGTTTATTGAAGATATAACCAAAAAGGCATTATTGACTCAAGACAGAAGGGCGGCCAATGAAGTATACAGAAATAGTTATCAGCAATTTAAAGCTCTTCATCCAAACGATGTAGCAGCTCGTACATCAATAAACAATCTGGAAAAGTATGCTCAAGGTGCTTCTTTGTACAAATTCAAAAACGCAACTCCCTCTCATGTAAAGGGAGCAATAGCATACAACATTCTGATAAAAGAGTGCAAAATCGACGACAAATATGAACCAGTCCAGACTGGCCAGAAAGTTAAAAAGTTATATTGTGCCAAAAACAAATACGGACTAGATGCCATTACATACGTTTCGGAACTACCGGCAGAATTTGGTATATCAGTAGATTGGGACAAAATGTTTTCCAAGTTAGTTTCTCAACCAATGGAACGCCTCTATGAGGCTATCGGTTGGTCACTGCCTGAAATAGGCAAAGAAGTTCAAACCGATTTGTTCGATTTATTTGTTTGACATTAGTTATGAGCAGAGGAGATTATACAAAAGCGTTTACTAGTCATAATTTGTATTACACTCTTAAAACAATATCTCAAGAAGATTG